TAAAAAAACTAATTGTTGGCCGTCTTTGTCAATCCACTCTGGTGGCATGCGCACTTCTTGTTTAACATTACCAGCTAAGTTAGGCGACCAATCCCATTGTTTAGCTAATTTAGGATCACCTAATAGCTCATCACACTTTTGATTTACGATATTTAAAATAAAATTAGGCACTTTGCCTTTAATCACAGTAGGACCAAAGGGACGTATAGCGTCAAATTTTAGTTTTATTTCTTTCTGCATTCGGATCTCCTCCATTTATCTATTGTCATATAGCAATAATTTGCCTATAAATATAGAATAAAATTGGTTAAATCTTCAAGTTCATCCAAGCTTGCCTTTCAACAAACATAAAGTTGCTAAACAAAGGATTATGCATGACTGATGAACAATTTTTACAATCAATTCCACGATACGGTATCGGCGGTTTTGTTGGTAAAATATTTAAAAAAGTAAAAGATACTGTAAAAAAAGTAGCTCCCATAGCAGGCGCTGGTATTGGTTTTATGCTTGGTGGATCTGCTGGCGCTGGTATTGGATCTGGTATTGGTAGTCTAATTGCTGGTAAAAGTGTAAGCGAGTCGTTAAAAAATGCCGCTCTTGGATATGGTATTGGTTCAATTGCTGGTAGATTTGGGCCATTACAACAATTTTCTGGAAGAGGTATTGGCGGTAGATTTGCATTTGGTGATGATTTTAATGTTTTAAATAGATTAATGCCTAGAGCTGCAGAAACTTTAACAACAAGTGACGGAGGCACTACACCATTAAAATATTTAGTAGACAACGGTATCGAAGAAAAAGCAGCTAAAAAAATTCTTGAGAATCCAGAAATGGAAAAATTAGTTACCAAAAAAATTATTGAAGGCACAGGAAAAGAGACAGCTAAAAAAGCTGGTAGTTTACTAAGTAAAGCAGCAACTGGTCTTACTGTTGCCGCACCTATTATGACATATCTTGAAGCTAAAAAAGCAGAAGAAGATTTTGTGCCAGGTGATCCTTACGCATTAAATCCTTTTTATTATTCTGACCCACAACAATTTCAAGTTTCAGGTATTGGCGTTAAGCCATACTATATGGATGATATGCAAAATTATTTTGGAATACCAAGAGAAGATTTACCTAGTGATTTTATTAGAGCAAAAGATGGTGGCGGAATAATGAAATTAGCTAATGGATCAGATATGAAGTTTCCTAGAAAGACAGGCGCCATCAATGGTCCGGGGACCGGGACAAGTGATGATATACCAGCTATGTTAAGTGATGGCGAATTTGTGTTTACTGCAAAAGCAGTTCGTAACGCTGGTGGAGGCGACAGAAGAGCTGGCGCAAAAAGAATGTATCAAATGATGAAAAATTTAGAAAAAGGTGGTACACTGTCACCACAATCAAGAGGAGTAGCAGCATAATGGTTGAAGAGTACATACAAAGAGAAGCCCCAGATATTGAAGCCCGTAAATTAGGGCTAATGGATGCTGCAAAAGCCTTAACAGAAAAAGGTTATAAAATACCAGAATATGTTTTAGCTGATCTAACTCAAGATCAGAAAGATGCCTTAGCTTTAGCTAGACAAGGTATTGGAAGTTTCAAGCCATTTTTAGATACTGCACAACAAGCGTTAACAACTGGTTTAGGAACTACTCAACAAGCTATCCAACAACTAGACGCAGTCAGAGGTGCTCCAACGCAAGCTGATTTAGATCCATTTATGAATCCTTTTCAACAATCTGTAATAGATGCAACTTTATCAGAGTTAGACAAACAAGGAGCATTAGCGCAAACTCAATTAAGTGATCAAGCTCAAAGAGCAGGAGCATTTGGTGGAGCAAGAATGGGAGTACAAGAAGCAGAACTTGCGGGTAATTTACAAGATGCTAGAGCAAGAGCTTTAGCTCAATTAAATTTACAAAATTTTGCACAAGCTCAACAAGGTTTAGCTACTCAAAGGGAAAGAGAAAGATTAGCTGCACTTGGAATAGGTGGTCTAGGTCAACAACAAGCAGCTCTCGGTCAAGGTTTTGCATCATTAGGACAACAAGCTCAAGCTTTAGGGCAACAAGATGTTAGTCAACTATTAGGTATTGGTGGTGTTCAACAACAATTTGCTCAACAACAAGAGGACGTTAAAAGAAGAAACATACTAGAACCTTTGATGCAACCATATCAACAATTAGGATTCTTATCTGACATTTATCAAGGAGCTCCTACATCAGCTCAAGTTCTAACGACAGGCGGTGGTGGAACAGGCGCAAGCCCTCTACAGCAAGCTATTGGTGTGGGTATAGGAGCATTGTCTGGAATAGCTGGATTAAAAAAATTAGGAGTGTTTTAATGTCGGTTTTAAATAGACCTATGTTTAACCGTACGACAACCGTGGTTAAAAGACAAGATGGATCACCAGAAAGAGGTGAAGTAAGTATGAATCCAGAACCTTTTTTAACTAATTTATTTCAATTATTTAAAAGACTTAATCCAAATTATGATGCTGAAACTGATGAATTTAGACAAGAAAAATTTCAAGAGGAAAGAGATCAAGCTAAATTTAAAGCATTAGGTGAACTTTTTAAACAAATAAAAGAATCTGATCCAGAAAGTGTTTTACGAGAAGGAGAGTTTGCCACAAAATCTAATACAAACGCAGACCAAGAATTAGTGGATTTATACAATGCTTTTTTAGCAGATAATATTGACGAAATGGAAATGATGGAGGGTTTAGAAAAAGTAAAAGATAAAGACAGTGTTGAAAGAGAGGGTGAATTACCATTTGATCCAAACGCAGTAACAAGAGAGAGTGAGGGATTTAATTACGATATTGAAGTAGATGGTAAAAATTATAATTTTACATTCAATGAGCCTTTAACACAAAAAGGTCTAGATGAATTTAGGAATAGATTAAATCTTGATCCAAACGCAGTAACAAGAGAAGGTGAATTGCCATTTGATCCAAACGCAGTAACAAGAGAAGGTGAAAAATCTATATTTGGAATAAAGTTACCTTTTGCAGAGGGTGGAGAAGTTAATGGACTAAAAGATATAGAAATGAGATTTAGACAAGAGGGCTCTCCTCAACAAGGCGAAAAAGTAAATGCAGAAAATATTGGTATTATGGATGGTTTTAGTGAGGAAGAACAATCCGAGATTGTAAAAAAAGGTGAAGAAGGAAAACAAAAAATAGATAGTGCTCAAGATTATTCTGAATTAATGAATTCTACGAGAGGTGATTCAGCTACTGAAGAACAAAGAAGAGATGAACTTGCTCAGTATGTTGGAGAAAAAGATGCTGAACAAACTCCAGATAGTGTTTTAGCTTTAATACAACCATTAATGCAAATGTTAGACACTGAGGCTGGTTCTACAGGTATAGCGATGTCTTCACCAGCACAAATGACTATGCCACAAGCTACACCACAAGCACAAGGGGGTATACCTGGTTTTAGAGATGGTGGGATAGTAAATAGACAAAATGGTTCATCAATTTTAGGTGAGATATCTGGAGCTGTAGACATAATGCCATCTGCCGTTGAAACAAAGCAAGATATGGAAGATAGAAAATTTGCAGAAAACCTAGGTGTTTTTTATGATTTGTTTGCCGACACTAGTAGTGATGATAGCACTACTGACTCAGCTTTAAAAAAAAAATATGAAGAAAACTATAGAATATTTAAAGAAATATTAGGAGGGCAAAGTCCAGGAAAAGAACAAATGCAAGGTGAAATGCTTACACAAGTGGTTGCGCCTTTAGCTTTTGCTTATGCACAAGGAGCACCTTTAACAGAAATACTTGCTACTGGTTCACAAAAAGTTGGTCAGATAGCAACAGCATACGATAAATTAAATAGAAAAGATGAAGCTGCAATACGTAATGCAGCACTTAATCAAGCTTTAAAAAAAGTAGAAGATCCTTTAATGAAAGTTTATTTGAAAGATAATCCAGAAACACCTGAAGATGAAAGTTTACAAGCTGTTTATAGGAAAACTTCTGAAGTAGAAAACAACAAAGATTTATATACAGCTGAGTCAGTTGCTGTAACCTCAGCTAACGTAGAAAAAATTAAGAGTGAAACTGAAAATGTAAAAAGGGACATTGCAATAAAAGATATTGAAATAAAATATAAAGATATACTTGAACAACTCGATATCAACGCTAAAGAAGAATTAATACAAGCAACAATCAAAGAAAATCAAATTAGAGATATTAATATTAACGCATTACCAGAAAAGCTAGCTGCCGAGATTAAAAGCATAGATTTATCTAATACAGAAAAAGCAATAAATAATGAGTTTGCAAGACCAGAAAAAGTTTTAGAATTAGAAAATTTATCTACGGACCTTGATATAAAAATTCAAGATTTAAAAAGAAAAACAATAGAAACTGAATTTGCTGCGCAATTAGCACAATTAGATGTCTTAGAAAAAGAAGCTTTAATCAATGAAAAACTGCAAACTTTTGATTTCAACAAAGTAAATAATGTTCTTTTACTTGAAGAAAAAAGAGCAGAGATAGACAATTTAAGATTAACTGGAGAAAACTTAACTTTAGAAAATGAATATGATGCAATAAAAAATAAATTTGCGGAAGAAGGCTTTACTCTAGACCTTCAAACTAAGGCTATTGACAATTTAATTAAACAACAAGAAAATATTAAATTATCAATTGAAAATGAGTATCTACCTCAAGAAAAAAAATTAGGATTAGATAAATTAAATGAAGAAATAGAGTTACTGCAAGAAACAAATTACGGCCAAATTATTACTAATTCTAAAAATGAAATCGAGTTAAATAATTATAGCCAAGAAAAAGAACTTCAACTAGAAAAATTAAAACTAGAGACAGAAACATTACAATACAAACTTGATAATCCAGAAAAAGATTGGACAAAAATAAAACAAGTTAATGATTTTAAAAACAAATGGAAAGACAGTAGTATTTATAAAAATACAGTTGAAAGACAAGACATGTTACAAGATTTACAGACTGCTGCAGACGACAATTCTGGCGCATCGGACATAACTTTTATATTTAGATACATGAAATTTTTAGATCCTACTTCTGTAGTTCGTGAAGGAGAATTTGCTACTGCTGCAGAAGCTGGCGGAGTTCCAGAAAAATTTGTTAATTTAAGAGATAAAATTTTAGCAGGATCTATTTTAACATCAGAAGTAAAACAACAATTTTTAGAAGTTGCAAATAAAATGTATATTACACAATTGGATAATTATCAAAGAACATATGATAGTGAGTCTGCTATTGCCGAAAGAATTTTTGGTGTTAATGAAGTTGAGAATGCGATTATACCTTTAAGTGATATAGTCGATTTAAGATTATTAAAAAGAATTCAACAAAAAGAAGTACTAGCTGATTATTTACAATCATTAGTGCCGAGCAATTAATATGTCACAAGAATTTAGCACACTTACAACTATTAGAAACGAGTCTAAACAAACTCAACAAATTTTAAATTTAGAAAGATTTGGTTTGTTGCCAGAAAATGTTCAAAACACAGTAAATGAAGCTAGAGAGGAAGGAAATTTTCCTGCTCCAATGGAGCCAATTTCTAAGCAAGAATTCGATGAGTTCAAAAAAGTTTTTAGTATTTTTGTTTCGCCAGATCCTGTTCAAGCAGCAAAAGGCAGTCAATTCAACGATGTGGATTTTGCAAAAGCTTTTGCGGCTCAAGAAAAGGCTATTTCCCTACTTAGTGATAAAGAAATACAAAAAGAAATCGGAGCGATAGCTGGTGGTATTATTGCGCCATCTTTAGTTCCAATTATAGGTCAAGCTAGTTTGCCAGCTAGAATATCTGCTTTAGCAACACAATATCCACGTATTGCAAAAATGTTAGCTGCTTTTGTTGGTGGAGCTGGTGGCTCAGCATCTTTTGGTGCAAATTATTTTGAAGCTTTGGGTTATGGTGCAAGAGAAATGGCAGGAGAAGGAGTTTATCAACTTTTTTCAAGAATATTTGGACAAAGAATAATGAAATTATTTAGAGGAAGAAACGGTGAAAATTTAGAAGAGGGAGCGCAAGCAGCTTTAAAAATAGCAATGGAGGGAGGTTCAGTGTTAACTCCAGCCAGATTATCATCGTCAAAAACAATTGATATGTTAGAAAATTTTGCTGAGGTATCTTTTTTAGGAGGAGGAAGAATTATAAAAGCAGGTGAGGAAGGTCAACAAGCTGTACAAAATCAATTAATTAAACATTTAAATAAAACTTATTTTGCTAATGCTAATAAATCCTTAGTTGATGCAGAGTCTAAATTAATTACTGAATTTATAAAAAATGCAAACAAAGAAAATATAGATGATGTTTTAAAAGTATTTATTTTAGGAGGAAGAGATATTTACAAAACAGCCATAGACGGAGCTTACGGCGCAGTTCAAAAACAAGTAGCAAAAACAGTTGGCGGTAGAGCAAAAATTATTGATATTTCTAAATTAAAAAAAGTTCTTAAAAGACAATTGAATCTTCAATATGGAACTAATGTTGTTCCAAAAGAAGGGCCAATTAGAAACATCATTAACTACATTAATGATTTAGAAGATAAAGTTGATTTTAATACTGCAAAAAATATCAGAAGTTATTTACTTGGAAAAACTGGAGCTTATCAATTGGGTGGGACTACAGCAGACGCTCAATCAAGAGCTATAGCTGGTGCTTTACAAAACACAGTCACTCAACAAATGGCTAATTCTATTAAACTTTTAGAAAGATCTGGTCAGTATGAACAAGGCGCAATTAAATTAATAAAGCAACTTTACGAAAATGCTAATGATTTATATAAAAACGGTAAAAATACATTTAATCATAAATTTATTACAGGTTTATTGGCTGACGATACTGGTCAATTATCTAAAGAAGGAGTTGATGTCAGTAAATTTATTTATAAAAATTTATTTGATAGTGGTAATCCTAAAAGAGTTAAAAGTTTTTTTAATTTATTAGAACAAGGCGTAAAAGGAGTTAAAGGCGCTGATGGTAAAATAACTCAAGTAATTACCCAAGAAGCTGCAGATCAAATAAAAAGTAAAATTAGAGGTCAATTTATTTTTGATATTATTCGTCCAAATATTGATGCAACGACAGACATGATTAATGCCAAACAAGTTTTAGGAATATTAAAAGGTTATAAAGGTAAACAAGCAAAAGTATTAGACGAAATGTTTGGTGATACGGTAGGAAAAAATGCTTTAAACAATTTAAAAACTTATTTAAGATCTTTAAGTTTAGCACAATCAAGAGGTATTGGTCGTCAACAAGGAGGTTTAGCTTTATTTTCTGGTCAATTTGCTGCTCTCGGTGGTTTAACTGGAGGAACAATAGGTTTTGCTTTTTCTGGAGGAGATGTTGGTGCTGGTGCTCTTGGAGCTTCGGTAGTTCCGTTAGCTATATTAGGTGGACCAGCTGCGGTCGCTAAAATGTTTTCAAATAGAAAATTTGTTAATAATTTAATGAATATGCAAATGTCTAAATCTGGTTCTAATTTATATATTAGATCTCTTACAAGATTAATAAACGATGGTGTTACTGCTGGTTTTTTTGATATTGGTCAAGCAGAACAAGTAGTTAAAAATCAAGATGCATTTGTTGATTTGGATAATTTAGATGAAACTTTTCCATGGTTAAAAGATTTGGATAAAAATGATGAACCAAACGAAAATTATACCGATCCTGATATTAAAAAATTAGAAAATTTTCAAAACGATATAAAGCAAGATGCAGAGTCAATAACAGTTGACGATGAACCAGAGAGTTTAATAAATATAAATTTAGACGACACTACAACCTTACCAGACCCTAGCGCTTCATTAGTGACTGATATTATACAACCAGTTTCTGCTTTACCAACAACTCAAAGCACGCCTGGTCCAGTTGGTTCTGGAATAAATCCACAAACTCAACAAAGGTTAGAATCTGTTGGCTTGCCGTTGTTTGCCGCACAAGGTGGGATTGCAAGTTTGATGAACAGAAAGAAACCTAAACAAATGGTGGTGTAACATGCCTCATGCTCCGAATCACGGTGGGGATTTTGGTAGACAATATTCTCAACAAATAATTAATACTCCTTCAAGAAGAGTTGGTTTAGAAAATACAAAAGCTTATCAACAAATAGTGCAAGAGCGAAATCAATCTAATGCAGAGCAACAATTAGATCAAATTGTTGCGAGTAGAGGTCAAGAGGGTTTTAGAACAGATAAACCAGATTTAGATAGAAATTTTGGTAAAAGAACAGGTAAGTTTAATCACATTAGAGATAAATTGTTAGAGGAAGGATATGGGGCTTTATCACAAGCTGAAAAAGCTATTGCAGATTTTTATTTGTCATCAGCACCAAATCAATATCAAAGTAAAATAGATCAATTCATCAAAGCCTCTCCTGAAAACAGAGATGCTTATAAGAAAAAATTTGGATTTATGGGTAATTTAAATTTAATAGCCACAGAATTACCAGAAAAAATTGCTGAAAAAACAATGATAGGTAATTTTTTATCTGCTATGGGTAATGCTAAAAACAAAGTTGTAGACACTACTTTAGATTTTTTTAACATTGATAAAAAAGAAGAAGAAGCACCATACACACCAGGCGAACCTTATGATCCAAATCTATTTATAAATCCTAATTTTAGAGACCCAATCATGGATATGGTTAGCGCTGATTCAACTAACATTGAAGAAATAAAAGATACTAAAAATAAAACTAAAAAACAAATAAATTTCAATAATTTAGATGATCAAATGATGGTGGATGATGGTATGTTGTTAGCAAACTTTAGAAATGTAATGGATAAAGGAATTACTAATGCCTCTGCTTTACCATCAAATTTTAGAGAGACTTTTGAAAAATTAAAAGATACCAATCAACTTGTTTCTGGGGATATACTTAAAGCTCAAACTCTTTTAAGAGACATTGTTCCTCTAAATAATCAAACAAATAATCAATCTGGAATAATAAATGCTTTACCAAGTGAAACTGACTTAGCTTTAGGTTTAAATTTAATGCCAACTTTAGAAGATTTACAAAATAACCAAGCTGTGAACACAATGCAAAATGTTTATAGAAAATTATCAGACGATCAAGGTTTAGATATTAATTTACAAAATAGATCATTACAATATAATCAACCTATGTTTGGTGGTAATTTAAGTTTAACAGGTAATCTTGGTGATAATCCTAGGGCTAGTTTAATGTTTTCTAAGGCGATATGATTGAAATTAATCTAAAGAACGCCGTTTGGTTTGGCATAATACTCGTGTCCGCAGGTATATCTTACGGTATGGTTTCCCAGAAACTAGAGGCTCTAGAAACAAAGCAACAGTTATTAGAAAAGGCAATAATGCAAGACATACCAGAGATAAAAGAACGAGTAATACGACTCGAAATATTGTTAGAACGAGCTCTTGAAGATTAATCATATCGCTTATACCTTTTTACTAATATCCTTTTTACTCTTTCCCAATCATTCCTTACCTTAAATTCTTCTAAAGTTCTTGGATCTCTCCTAGCTTTCTTGCCTAATCTTTCAGCACAAGCTATCATTTTTGCTTCTAAATTCATTCTTCTAAACTTTCTCCTATTAACTCAACTTTGTTAATTCCTAATTGAGTTGTGTCATAAATATCTTGCTTTGCAATTTTTTCTGCTTCTTTAACATCGTCTGTTGCATAAGTTAATATTTTAGTAAAATGACTCACACCATTTGCTGGAAAATAATTTTCATAAGTTACTTTAAAATTCCACCATCTCATTTTCATTTTTCCCCCTGTAATTTTTTAAGTAAATTTTGTTCTGGCTTCCAAGTATCATTTAGAACAAATTGTTTTGCACCAAACATACTGTTTTCGTGAAACACAACTTTTTCGACTAAATTCTCACAGTACATTTCAGCCATTTCTAATCGTTCGTGTAAAAGATTAGTTACTATTTCTATTTCTTCTTTATTTAATTTCATTTTTCTCCTTTATGTAAAATTAATTATGATACTATATTATATTATATAATATTATAGTCAAGCGATTTCGTTTTTACCGCAGAAAACCTAGGTTGCCTCTCCCCAGGATTTTCCTAAATCACAATCAACTTTACTTGGAACAGATAATTCTATTGCGTTTTCCATAACAGAAATAATTTTATTTTTTGTTTCATCACTACCATCAAAACTTAAAGTTAGTTCATCATGAATTTGTATTAAAGGAGTCATGCCTTCTTTAAATAAATTTATCATCGCTTGTTTTGTTTGATCTGCAGCTGAACCTTGAATTAATCTGTTTAGTGCTTTGTAAGTTCCAGCTCTTTTTAAATGATGATGTTTTCCATATTTTAATTTTGCTTGGTCTTTTGGTAATGCTTTGAATACTCCAAAAGTTGTGGGCTCCCATAATTCAAAACGACAATTTCTGCCTTTCAAAGTTTTTACATAACCTTCTTGATTTGCATAATTAGAAACTTGTGAAGCTAAGTCTTTGATAAATGGTACTTTTTTATTATATTCTTTTAATATTTCTTTAGCTATTTCTTTTTCAACTTGCAGCTCATTAGATAATTTATTCACACCCATGCCATAGAACAAACCTAAGTTTATAGTTTTAGCTTGAGTTCTTTCTATATTAGCTATGTCTGCAACAATGTTATGAAAATCTGCATTCGGATTTTTATTATATTCATCGACAATTTTTTGCGATCCCTCACATCCAAGTTTATGTGCGTAATGAGACGCTATTCGTGGTTCTTGTTGCGAATAGTCAAAACTACCCCATGTTTCATTTTCTTCTGGTAAAAATAATCCTCTAATCTGTTTTTTTATTTCTGGGTTTCTTGCAGGTAATTGTTGTAGATTAGGGTTACTATAACTTAATCTTCCAGAAACGGTGCCAGATTCTCCATCACGCATTTGATGTATGCTTGCATGTATTCTACCTGTCTTACCATGTTTTAATATTGTATCTAAAAAAGTAGATTGAACTTTATTGTATTCTCTAGCTGATTGAATTTTTTTTGCTATAGGATGTTTATGATTTATTAAAAAGTCTTTTGTAAAACTAGGTGAGTTTGTTTTTTCTGTTCTTGGATACTTAATTTTTAATTTATCAAAAACTTTAGCTACACTTGCTGCAGCCCAAATATCTACAGCGATGCCTGAATCAATTAATATTTCATCAAGAATCTTTTTTTCTGTATTTTTAAAAGTTTTTTTAAAACGATTTGCTCTCTCAATATCAACTCTTACACCCTTTTTTATCATTTCAAAAATTACAGGTAACAAATCCATTTCTAGTTTTGCAACAGAACTTAGGCTTTCTTTTTCAATAATTGTTTTCATGTGGTTAAATAATCTAAGAGTCAAATCTGCATCTTGTTCAGCATATGGCCCCACATAAATAGCTGGTAATTTGTACATTTCATTTTTTGGATCAACTCCAAACTCAGCTGCAGCAGATTTTAATAATGTTTCATCTTTGTATTCATTAAGCATATCTTTACCAACAGCTGCTAAAGAATATGAAAATTTGTTTTCATTAATTAACGGAGCTAAAATCATGGTGTCTATTATTCTGCCTTTTACATCTATTCCCTCAGCATAAAGCCAACCTAAATCATAAAGAGCGTTGTGCATGACCTTTGTTGAATCTAATTCCATTAATTTTTTAAACCAATTTAAAACTCTTTTTCTATCCCAATTAAAACCATTTTCATGTCTAATAGGAAAATATCCTTTCCAACCCTCCACAGCCACTGCAATACCAATCACATGACCATTTTTAATAGGCCAACCTGGTCCAGAATATTTTAGTTGCGGATCATAAGTTTCTAAATCAAAAGCTATGACTTTTTTATCAGAAAGATCTGGTAATTCATGTGGCGGCACCCATTCTGACTGCGTAAATTTCATCAATCCTAAATTATTTTCCACGTTTCCTATTCCTTTCACATTGTTTATTAGCTTTTTTAACCCAATCTAAATCAAAACCCCACTCTTTTACTAATAACTCTTCAATTTTTTTGTCATTTTCTTTAAAAAAGTTATCTAAATCTTTTTTCATTTTTTGTGCTTCAGTTAATTTCGTTGCCATAAATTCTGTAACCTAATTTTTTTTGTGGTTCTATGATGTGTAAATTATGTTTAGCTCTAGTAACGGCTACATAAAAAACCCTATGTTCATCGTCGGGATTTTTTAAGTAAGATTTATAAACTAATGGACCTAGATCTGTTAAAACTACAACATTATCACACTCGCCACCTTTAGCCATGTGTATTGTTGATACTTTTATTCTAGGATCGCCGTCTATTTTTTCTCCAATCTGCTCCAATCTACGAATGTAAGTAAGATCTCGTCCATCAACATTATCTAATACATCATACCAATCGCCATCTGATAACAAACCATGATTTTCTTTTAAATTTTTCATAGTAAACATGTCATCATCACTTGTGTTTTTTAATTGTTTAAAACCTCTTTTAATACCAATTAAACTTTCTTTAGTTTGAGATTTAATTTTTGAATATAAATTTTTTGCTGATTTTAAATTAATTTGTTGTCCA